CTCTAAATAATTACTTAAAATTACTTTTTGCGAAGCTGTATCATTTTCATTTAACTGAAACTCTGCATAATCCGCTCTTGGGTCATGCGCAGCCATAAATTGATTAGACTGGCCTCCTTGTAAAACATATTCTAAATGTTGTTTTACTAACGGGAAGTTATTTAAAACTTCATCCATTCTATCATCAGCTAGCTGAGATGATACATCCTTAGTCATTTGAAGAAGTCCTTCAGGAGTATCATCATATTGATCTGATGGCTCATACCCTAATTTTTCTAAAATTTCAGAAACTACAGTTGGCTCTCCATTTTGTTCTGGATCTTCCTCTATATTTTCTTCTTCTTCTTCTTCTTCCTCATCTTCTTCAAGTTGTTCCTCTTCGTCTGGGCTCTCTTCAGGCTCATCTTTAGTGTCTTCTACTTCTTCTTGATCAGGTTCTGCATCTGGTAGATCAATACCGTCTGTTATTGGATCTTCAGGTTCCGCAGCAACAACATCGTCTATAGTGATGTCGTCTAACGCAATTTCATCGTGTTCTTCATTCATATTGGTTGGTTTTTATGTTAACAAAAATAAATAATATACTTAATACTTTTACACATTAGGTAGTTTTCTTAGGTGTTATTATTATATAGCACTTTAATCAAAATATGACATAATTTTATTTTTAGCCATATCTAACATATTAACTTTTGTAACTCCAGAAGCTGTAGGGTTGTACTTACGTAACGACCTCATTTCTTCAGGAGTAAGCCCTAAATCCGTAGCACTACCTAAATTTATATCTACAGGCATCCTAGATTTTATATGATCCCCTGCAGAATGCGCATTTGACCATAGATTATCGTATTTACCTTTAGTTATTTGGTTATATATGTCTGAAAGCGATGCTCCAGTTTTCTTTACCTCCCTTTGACTCTTATTAAAATCATAATTATCTTGAACATGCACAGCGCCTGTTTCACTGTCATATGTGTAAGAGGCATTTCCAGTTAAAGCATGTAAAGCTTCTTTTGTTGCTCCTTGCCCCTGAAACGGTAAAGCATCTTTTATTAAAATGTTTTTAATACCTTTTCCTTTAAGTTTTTCTAACGCCAAGTTCGACGACCGAGCGTTAGTTATGTTAGGATCATCACTATAGTCTCTGTAATCTATTTTACCTTTTTTCTTATTATCAAGGTTAGTTCTAAGCATTGATTTGTACGTCGTTAGTTCATCTCTTCTAAGATCATCTTCATCTACATCAAAAAAAGACTCTTTATCTCCTACAAACCCATAGTGTTGTAGAGCAGCGTTAGCTAAGTATTGAAAATAAGATTGCGTAGATTGAGACACTTTAACAGGGCCTTCTATATACCCAGTACTTCCTTTGTTATTAGCTCTGGCAGTATATTTATCATATGCAGCTTGTGTGTCTTTACCCCATATACCATCAGATCCAGCTTTACCTACATTAAAACCTTCTGAAGTTAAATGCTTCTGTAGTTCTGTTATATTCTTTTTTCCTACAGGTCTTTTAGGTCCTCCTTCCTTGTACTTTAAACCACCTTCTTTATATCTTAATCCTCCGTATTTATTCTGTTTAAATGGGTTTTTATACTGATCTAATATAACAGATTCTCCTGGTGTTAGTTTAGGGGCCATCATATTTTGTGCAGGATCAAGTTTTGAAAACCTAGGAGTTTTTAAAGGATTAGTTTGTAAATTTCTATTTCCAGGTAAAAAATATTTCATACCATCTTCTGATGGTGTAGTTAGAGCTTTTTGAAGTATAGGATCTATATCTTCATAACCTTTTGATACACCTTTATAAAACCCTTCTAATTCTGTTTCTGCATTTTTAAGTATGCTTTTATTATCTTTTAAAGTCCTTTGTATATCTTTTATTTGTGCAGATGATAGATCAGTTCTTTTTAATAGTTTTTCACCTTTATCTACCATAGGCTTAAACTGTTCTACTACTCCTTGAGTTTCTCTCATTAAATTAATAGGATCGTCAGGATCTAATCCTTGTTTAAGAGCTTTTGAATCGGGCATTAATTTATATCTATTAGGCCCTACAATATCTCCTGCCTTATCTAATTGATTCGTTAGATCTTTTAAATCATCTACTCTTTTTAAAGCAGCTTTTTCTTTTCCGTATCCAAAGAGGCCAAGATCAATAGTTTTTTTAGCATCTACATAAGCATCTTTTACTTTGGCTCCTACATTTCCAAGATTTTTATAATTGTTTTGAGCAAACTTCATCATTTTAGGCAAGTTCTTTCCTAACTTCAACAATTGTTTAATACTCATACCTGATGGATCAGGTGCTACACCTGTTGCAGCTTTGGGTTTAGGAAACTTTACTTGCGGAAAGTTATTTATGTCAAATCCTTGATCGCGCAGCTCTTCCATTTGTGGGGTAACAGTTATCTCATCCATCATAGAATAAGGTATTCTATCTTTAGGAATATCTGAACCTTCTTTATGAGTATGTATTTTACCTGATTTTGTATCTAGGTAAGGCTTATATCCTAATTTTTTATCTGCATCAAGAGCTTCATTAAATGTATCATGCCATTGACTTTTTAAAATTTCTCCAGTTTTAGGGTCTCTACTTCCTAAATGATATGACTTATCTTCTTCATTCCAAGTAGGTTTAAGACCAGCCTCATATGCTCCTTTAAGATTGTATTCTTCAGGATTAGTATTTCTTAAATTTTCTGGAAGACTATTTACCCAAGCTTTAAATCCACCATCTTTATATTGGCCAGGTTGAATCATACTACCAGATCTAGATCCCATAGTTTGATTTAATCCTACACCAGAAGTGGATGGTGTAACCATTTCTCCCTTCTTGTCGTAAATTTGAGTAGGGAAAGATGGGGATGACGGAGGGGCTACTGGAGTTTCTAGCATTTGAGGTGAAGGCATATCGCCTTGAGGGGATTGCATTTCTCCACTTCCTTGTTGTATAGCTTCATAGACAGGTCTGTCTAATTCACCTGCCATGGACTGTCTTATTAAGTCTAGTTTACTCGCTGTATCCATCATCCTTTAGTAGCTTCTTTTTTCTTAGCGGCTTTAAGTTTTTTATCTTCGTTCTTAGAATCTTCTGATATTTTAACCTTGTCGTTATTCTCTTTTGCTTTATTCGCTCTTCCTTTTTCAGAAATGTCTTGTTCTTTAATGCCAAGCTCTTGTTCTTTTATATCTAGCTCTCTATCTTTAGCAATAGAATCATTTTCGTTTTTACCAGACGTTAATCCTGCATGAATTTCTGCAACTTGAATTTGAGTATCTCTATCTTTTTGCTTATTCATGTTTTCATTTTCAAGTTTAGCTTCTTCCATTTGCATTTGCATTTGAGCTTGTTCTTGCTCTGCTTTTTGCTGTTGTTGTGCTAATTCTTGTTGTTGAGCTTCAGCTGATTTTAATTTAGATTTAATTTGTGCAAAGTTTTTACTATCTAGCATTTCAAGCACCGCCGACGCAGGTAAGCCATTTTGTATCATAGCTTGACTCATTTGCTTAGCTATTTCTAATTTTTCTGTTTCTTCTCCAGAATCAGTTACCCATATCCCATACTCAGACTCCATGTGATCCATAGTTTCTAAGTCAAGAAATTCCGTAGCTCCATCAGGCATAATAAACGAAGCTTTTTTTCCATTTAACCATGCTTCTTTAGAGTAATCTAATAAAGCTTGTAAATCTCTCTGCTCCATTCTACCAAACTTACGGAATAAATCTTCAGTTATGTGAGATGATTGTATAATAGCTTGTTGAGATGTAGATTTACCTTCATAAGCCCCAACCTCTCCTTGACGTTGTCTATTTACCCCTGAAAGTTTTTCCCACTCTTGCATTATTGTTTCTAGTAAAGCTATGTATTGCTCAATAGTTTTAATAGACATATCAAGGACTGATTGATGTTGAGGAGACAATTGCACCCCTTCTTTATTGTAGTCAACCCAAGCAATACCAGTACCCTCTACATAATACATAAATTTGTCCATGTCCCATTTTTTTGGAATCATGTTAATATCAAATTGTGCAATAATATCTTTTGAGCGAGCGATAGCGAGCTCGAGGCGATATTTGTAGACATTATAAGTTAATTGATAAGGTATTCCTAATTTAACTAAAGATATGTTGTCAGAGTTTGTGTCTGAGTAACGTCTACCATTAATAGGTAGTTTACATACAGAAGGATTATCTAAAGATTGACGCTGATTTGCCATAGGATTAATATCTACAAATATTCGCCCGTCAATTTTAGTTCCTTTCCAAACCTCATTTACCCACAACCACTCTAGTTTACCTCCTTGCTCTCTGAGCTCCTTAGGCATTCTAAAACCATCTTCTACTTCTATTTCTTCTTGTTCTCCAGTCTCCGGATCCATATAAGTTAAAAATCCTATACGTTTTCTAGATTTCCAATACACATTGATAACTTCAATTAGTCTATTGTTAAATTGATTAGCATTAGGACCGGTAGCCCCTACAGACAGCCAAGGTATATGAGAGTTACCCATACCGTGAGGTTCTTCTAAACTAACTACTTCTTCATCTGATAAAAACTCATGATAATGATCAATTATAGTTGAAGCGTGTACGAACTTACGAACTAAAGCCCAATCCCCGTCTTCTACAAACTCTAAGTCAGGATCAAGATCATAATCAACATCTACAGGATTTAATACTTCATAAAAAGGATCGTTACTTCTTATTCCTCTATGTGTATATACTTCTCCAGATACTAAATAATGAAACCAAGCTTTATCTAGCTTATCTTTCACTTCTTCACGCGCCATAATATAACTAAGAGCGTTTTGCCCCATAATTGCTCGATTATCAACGTATGTATTATTAAAAAGCTCTTCAATTTGTTTAGGCATCTCTACTTCTGCAGGATCCATCCCTGTATCAATACCAGCTTCAGATGCTTTATTAGCAAAATGTTGTTGAAGGTTTCTATATATAGCTTCGTTCTTAGCTTCTTCTTTTCTAGTTACAGAATTAGCGTTAAGTACACTTACTGTAAAGTTTAAAGGTCTTTTAGCCTTTTCTCCTAATAATAAATCTATAATAGGCTTAATTATAGGAAAGTTACGTAGAGTAGAGGGAAAGTTTTTACGAGTTTTTCCGTAAGGCTTTAATAACTGGCTATAGTCTCCGTCGTCAATGTACCCATTGTACATATCATAAAATTTTCTTAGCTCATCGCGTCTTTTTGAAAAAGAAGATGTATTTGCGGAAAGGTTTATATATCCATCCACGCATTCTTCTCTCCACTTCTTATTTTTTTGCTTAATAGGAAGTTTCTGTCTTGGTAAGTTATCGTAGCTCATAATCCAACAAATTTACATAATTTTATTTTCACTTAAAAATGAATATAAAATTTTTGTTTATATTTATAAATATCTCATTAATGATAGTTTGCATCAAACCATGTATCGGAAGATCTATCTTCTAATACGTCCTGAACTTCGGCGTTATACAATTCTCTAGTATGGTACATTCCAATCATAAATGCCATTACGCGGTCAAAGTTTCCTTTATGATTAAACTTAATTAATTCTTGTAAAAAAGCTAAATCATAGATTTTATGTAGATTTAAAGTCTTTTTACCGTCCTCATCAGTACCTCTAGGCGTAATTAACCAATCTCTAATATATAATTCTCCTTGTCTTTTTCTTTGTTCTGTCATATGCATCCCATACTGACGCTTAACAGTCTTACTTCGAAGTTCTTTTTTGTCTAGCATTTCAAACTCTTCTTGAAGTTTGTGAAGTTTTCTGTATCGTTTAGCATAAGGTATTATTTCACCTCGATCATTTTCAAACCCAATCTTACACCCGTAATAGTCTGCAAGCATAAATAGATTTCTGTTGTAGTCATCTGTTGTGTTAGGACGGCCAACATAACTTGCAACAATCATGTCGTCTGGGCTAGATATATTGTTAGGGCGCTTAATTACATATGCAGCCCCTAAAGATGTGCTATCTGCAGATTGATTTTGCCCGTATGGATCATGACAAATAACATACATATTTCTTGGTACTTGCTGTTTATTATTTTTATATGGGGATTCGTATATTACAACGCCTCCGGTATTGTCGTCTTCCCTTCTGTGCGGATACCTAGTAATTTGTTTTAAATCTCCATCCATTCTAAATTTTACATTACCTTTTTGATCATAGTATAAAACACCTATAGTCCCAAGAGTTTGCAGCCCTCTAGACTTAACATAGTTATACTGCTCTTGCAAGGTAGCGACGTCAAAAAGATTAGCTGTTACTTGGAGTGTAGCTTCTTGAGGAGAAAAAGGATGTTCAGCTATGTATTGATCTAATGATTTAGCATCAGCTGCTCCTTTCTTTTTATCACGCATTTCTGTCTCATGCCCAATAGCTTTATCTTTTAGTGAGTTTCCACTTTTATCAATAAACCCATCTAAATTTTTATATATAGGTACAAAATACCCGCACTTAGTTCCCATAGATCCCTCATCCCAAATATTCTCGTAATCCATGCAGTCATACGCAGCTGGGTTATAGAAAATCTCTTCCATAGCTTCAAAGTCTGCTCCTTCTGTACCGCCTGTACCAAACGCAATCATAAGCCCTAATGTTTTAGCACCTTGACGCATTGTAGGCATAGTTACCTCTCAAGCTTTAAGGAGTCCAGGGAAAGATCCTGCTTCTTCAAAGAATACAAGCTCTCCCGCCTTCCCCCTTACTTTATCTGGGTTATCTTTTAAAGATACACCCATGATTTGGGACTTCATGCCCATCTCAATCTC